GATCCGACGCATCTGCTCACGGTCAAAGTTAACCATCTGTGCGGCGATGTTTTTCATAAATCCACCCCGTAAATCCAGTCAGTGTTTGTCAGGTCGAGTTTTGGTTTTCCAGCTGTCACGCCAGCCTGTTGCTTGTTACGGTTGATTTCGAGTTGGGTCCACTTGTCGCGGAGTTTGGCCGGACTTAGCACGTTACCGGACCAGAAGTTGTCCTGGCATGCCCAGCGGAACAGCACGCACATGTCGCGGTGGTTACGTCCGTCACGTTCACGCATCAGGCGGATATCGTTAGCCCACCCTGCAAAATTCGGTTTTCTGGCTGATGGTGCGATGGTCTTCACCATGTCAAACATCCACTCTGCGGCGGTCAGGTCTTCTGCTGTTCCCCACTTGCTGCCGCTCTGAATTGCAGCATCCGGTTTAACCACAGAAAGATCGTTTTCTGGCTGGTCAGAGGATTCGCCAGAATTCTCGGACGAATAATCTTTTCTTTTTTCTTTTGTAATAGTGTCTTTTGTGTCCCCCTGTTTTGAGGGATAGCAATCCCCTAATTTGAGGGATGTTTTATCCCTCGTTTTAGGGGATTTTCCCTCGTTTTGAGGGATGTCCCTCATTTTAGGGGAACTTCCCTCGTTTTGAGGGATGCACCATTCTGAGATGTTTTTATTTGGTCCAAACATGCCGCCTTGCTGCTTGATAATATTCATTCTGACGAGTTCTAACTTGGCTTCATTGCACCGTTTGACAGGTAACTTTGTAATCTCGCTAAGTTGAGAATCGGTGATTCTGTCCATTGGTTTATTCCACCCATAGGTTTTACGCAGAATGGCAAGCAGCACTTTAAACTGTCGCTTGGTCAGATCTGCGCCTGAATAAGCCTCAATCAGCATATTTGATAGTCTGGCGTAACCATCATCGAGATCTGCCACATTACGCTCCTGTTCGGCAAAGTTACCTCTGCCGAAGTTGAGTATTTTTGCTGTATTTGTCATAATGACTCCTGTGGATTGATCCAGTAATTCCCTCAGAATTCCATCTGGATTTGTTCAGAACGCTCGGTTGCCGCCGGGCGTTTTTTATTGGTGATTCCATCAAGCGCATACTTAAAAGCCCTGCTAATCGGACTGATGTCTGATGCCATTCCGAAAGCACACAGGACCGAAGCAATAAATCTCCAGTCCGTTCTGCTTATCTTCGATTCATGACAGCCAATCATCTTTGCCAGACCGCGCTGGGTAAGCGTTGACAGGTTGATGAGTAAATCCGTTTCTGCGCGATCAACGTCGCGCTGGGATAGTTTGCTGTAACTTGTTTGTGTCATTTCTTAATATTTCCAATAGTGAATAGTTAGTTGAAAGGTATGCGTGGAAACACATATGGCCTTAGTTGGTCAGATATCTTGGGGCTCGCTTTGTCAGCGACGTAGGACGAATGTCCATTGTGAAAATAGCGGTGTTACTTATGCTGCCTGATTCGGTTTTGGAAACAGGTGTGGTAAATCTGGGCGAATTTCGTAAGCCTTGATCTGCCCTCCAGTGGCGTTAACGATGGCGGTAACTTTCTCTGGAGAAACCTGCCCGCCTTTCAGCCATTTGTGTACTGCTGGCTGCGTTACACCACACTTGTCGGCAAGCCGCTTTTGACTACCGACAATCTTCAAGGCTCGGTGAATTACTAAATTCATGAGCATACCTCTTTCAGCCATTACTTATAACCAAGGATAACCCAAGTTATAAAAGATAGCAATAACCTTTATTATTTTACTTTGGATAACCGTAGTTATAGATTTGTGGATATGAAAACATTCGCAGAAAGACTAAATGCAGCCATGAGATCGGCAGGGGTGTCGCAATCACAGCTTGCGGACATGGTTGGAATATCTCAGCCAGCCATACAGAAGATGTCATCCGGTAAAACAAACGGATCTCGCAAGATGGTTGAGTTAGCTAATGCTTTAAAAGTACGCCCTGAATGGCTTAGTTCTGGTATTGGTGAAATGAGGGATGGTACACATGAAGAACCATCCAATATCCGTGAGTCATCTTTAAAAGCTGTGGTATGGGAAGACATTAAAAAAAACGATGACGAGTTTGTCGCATTGCCTCTTCTTAACGTTTCGCTTTCGGCTGGAAGCGGTAGCTGCGAGATAGAAGAATCATCAGAGTTCTCTTTGGTTTTCAGAAAGTACTATCTGAAAAAGATGGGGGTAACTGAAAGTTCTGCCAAGCTGGTAAGGGTAACAGGTCAAAGCATGGAACCAACTCTTCACGATGGCGATGTTGTTGGTGTTAACACACAAGATACCACCATCAGAGATGGTAAAACCTACGCTATTTGCCAGTCTGATTTGTTGCGAGTAAAAACATTAATCGCCACTCCTACATCGGTGATAATCAGATCAATAAATCGCGAAGAGTACCCGGATGAAGTAATGGATAGAGATGAATTTCATAAAACCGTAAGGATTATTGGCAGAGTATTCTGGTCATCGCATAGCTGGTAACCAGTGGCCTGAAGAAACGTTTGGGTGAGGAGGATAGATGGCGTTCACTGACCTTGAATATCAAGCGGTCAAAAAAGAAGTTCACCAATTCATTGAAAGCATAAGGCCGCCTGAACATATCCGCAATGAACTGGATATTGTTTATAGCATCAATGACCAAACGATAGATATCGGCGAACAGCGCCCCGTGTGGCAGGGCAACCCAGGTGAAACAAACATCCTGCCATCAGCAAGAATCAAGTACATACGTTCTCTGGATAGATGGAAAATCTATTGGATGCGGAAGGATATGAAATGGCATCAGTACAGTACTGAACTTTCGCTGACTGATGCGCTTGAGCTTGTGCGTGCTGACCCGGATTGCTGCTTCTTCGGATGAGTGAAGAGACATTTTGGTGATGGATGGTCGCAGAAGTGCGGCCTTTAATGTAATCGAAGAAAAGTAATCCTTGTAAAACTTGATTTGACTGTATTGTCACAAAGAAAGGAATCAACGATCGTTTCTTGGGTCTTGATTTGTTTTGACGATCAAATTAGTATTGCCTCATCAACTGTATGAGGCTTTTTTATGCAAACCAAAAGCTACACCATCAAAGCATTTCAGGACTTCTTACAGATGCTTCCTGAGCTTGGTATCGTCAATGATGCTACAGCCCGCAATCTCCGTGACTCTTCCCTGCGCCTTCTTACTGTTCTTGGGTCGGATTTCACCGATGCCGATATCCGTGATTATAGCGTTGCCAACTTAGCAAGTTCGTACGCAGACTCAGCAGAAAGCAAACCTTCTGAATCATCTTTGCAGGCATACAAAAGCCGAATGCAAAGTGCTATTGATAAATTTATCTCCTACCAGAATGGTGAGATTAATGTGTCAGTTGGTGATGTAAATAAAAAAAAGGAGCGTAAAAAGATGGCACCTAAGAAGAAGGCGGTAGCTGACGTACAGGTTGGTGTAAAAACATTTGAACTGCCGATTCCATTGCGCGGAGATCTTATCGTCACCATTGGCAACCTGCCTCGCGACCTGACAAAAGATGAAGCCAAGCGTATCAGTCTGATTGTGGAATCTTTTGCGATGATTGATGGCGGAACAAAAGAATAAAGCCCCGAGGGAACGGGGCTTTTTGGGTCGGAAATATATCCAGTATTTCCGAAGTGTATGGAGGATTACCTACCGCTACACCCTTGGCAACCGCAAGCCAAGGATAGCGGTTCTCCCAACAAACTACAACCTGTTCGGGTAAACAGGCTGTATACAAAAACAGGAGAAAAGCTATGGCTCACGATGTTAATCGCGATGACTTCATCTACGAACACGACAAGCCGGTTTATGTGCGCAGTTACTGCCGCATACGTTTCGGTGAGCTCGAACATGTTCGTCAGCACTTCCGCTCTTATCCGAGCTGCTGAAAATAACTAAATCTCAAACCCGGCTTCCGCGCCGGGTTTTCTTTGCCTCGCGATCGTCCCCCATATTTAACAGCCGCAAATGCGGTAAACCACGAACCAACACGACAGCAATACAGCGCCCCCCTTCCAATACCGACCAATCCGCAACATTTACAAAAATAAAATACCTTTATTATCCATCACATATAACTTATTTATCAGAATCCATAAATTAAGTTATTGACCACCACTATAACCTAGGTTATCTTTAAGCCATCAGCAGGACGCACTACTCACCAGGGCGGTGAATATACAACGATTCGAATATGAATCTACGGCGCTGACAAAGCGCAATAACCAAAGTGAACTTTGGGGTGTGGTGAAGGGTTCATGGACGGGAATATGTCGCACGTAAAGCGGCGAAGCCTGCGGGACTATTGCCGAATTGAAGTAGGCCGAAACAGGTCGAAATGGGTCTCCCACCTACCACACCACCAAAGTTCATCAGGAGGTCTATATGACACGCAGAACTCAGTTCAAAGGCAATTCACGTTCTCGTCGTCGTGAGCGTTTAAAGGTAAAGGCATTAGCTAATGGCGTACTGGCCCGCGAAGAAGCAATAAGTTCAGAAGTATTACACCGCCCTACTCTAAGCAGAGCGCAGATTCAGGCTAAAGGTACTCACGAAACGCCTGAGCGTATAGAAGACGCTAAGCCAATTAAGTTCATGGCACAAGACGTGATCTGGCAACAGAAAGAATACAGACGCAATCTGGAGCGAGCGGCCATTGTGTACGCGAATGAGTTTGGACATAAGCAACCAGAAACTGGTGTATGTCTTCCAAACGTAGCCATTTACGCGGCAGGCTACCGGAAATCCAAACAACTGACGGCGAGGTGACTTGTGTTGGTCGCCAGAAAATGAAATTAGGCAGCAAACCACTTATTTGAGGTGAGATATGACAAAATCATGGAGCGTACCTTTTCCTGAATTAGAAACTGAACATGATGGAATGCCTGTTTTCTGGAGATTCCAGGCGACAGTTGAAGAAGATGGGATAAAAATATTCGCACTTCAATATATAGCTTTTCATCAGACAGAGCATTATGCATGGTTGGTTCCTGCGCATTGGATTGTTAATTTTAAACCAGCACCAAATCAGTGGTTACAGGAATGGAAACAAAGGAGAAATAGATATGCAATTAAGAAAGTAGCAAAAAATGCAGAAAGATCTTTTGCATTCCCAACGAAGAAACTTGCTATTGAAAGTTTATTGCGCCGGAAGAAATACCATTTAATGAGAATAAAACAAGATTTGGCTGTTGTATCAACTCTTGTTGATGGGATGAAGAATATTGATACATCAACACCAGATATTGAATATAACTTTGGACACAACCAAGAAACAGAAAATTGGGTATTTTATTAGTACGAATAAGCACTGTGTATTCATTCCAACGAGTGAATACACGGAGCAATGTCGCTCGTAACTAAACAGGAGCCGACTTGTTCTGATTATTGGAAATCTTCTTTGCCCTCCAATGTGAGAGCGATTTTTTATCTGTGAGGATATGAATAGATGTCAAACATCAAAAAATACATCATTGATTACGACTGGAAAGCATCAATAGAAATTGAAATCGACCATGACGTAATGACAGAGGAAAAACTTCACCAGATTAATAATTTCTGGTCAGACTCTGAATACCGACTCAATAAACACGGCTCTGTATTAAATGCTGTATTAATCATGCTGGCGCAACATGCTCTGCTTATAGCAATTTCAAGCGACTTAAATGCATATGGTGTTGTGTGTGAGTTCGACTGGAATGATGGAAATGGTCAGGAAGGATGGCCTCCAATGGATGGTAGCGAAGGAATAAGAATTACCGATATCGATACATCAGGAATATTTGATTCAGATGATATGACTATCAAAGCCGCCTGAGCGCGGCGTTACCGCATACCAATAACGCTTCACTCGAGGCGTTTTCGTTATGTATAAATAAGGAGCACACCATGCAATATGCCATTGCAGGGTGGCCTGTTGCTGGCTGCCCTTCCGAATCTTTACTTGAGCGAATCACACGTAAATTACGTGACGGATGGAAACGACTCATCGACGTACTTAATCAGCCAGGAGTTCCCAAAAATGGATAAAACACTTATGGCTATCCAGACTAAATTCACTATCGCCACTTTTATTGGCGATGAAAAGATGTTTCGTGAAGCCGTCGACGCTTATAAAAAATGGATATTAATGCTGAAACTGAGATCAAGCAAAAGCATTCACTAACCCCCTTTCCTGTTTTCCTAATCAGCCCGGCATTTCGCGGGCGATATTTTCACAGCTATTTCAGGAGTTCAGCCATGAACGCTTATTACATTCAGGATCGTCTTGAGGCTCAGAGCTGGGCGCGTCACTACCAGCAGATCGCCCGTGAAGAGAAAGAGGCAGAACTGGCAGACGACATGGAAAAAGGCCTGCCCCAGCACCTGTTTGAATCGCTATGCATCGATCATTTGCAACGCCACGGGGCCAGCAAAAAAGCCATTATCCGTGCGTTTGATGACGATGTTGAGTTTCAGGAGCGCATGGCAGAACACATCCGGTACATGGTTGAAACCATTGCTCACCATCAGGTTGATATTGATTCAGAGGTATAAAACGGATGAGTACAGCACTCGCAACGCTGGCAGGGAAGCTGGCTGAACGTGTCGGCATGGATTCTGTCGACCCACAGGAACTGATCACCACTCTTCGCCAGACGGCATTTAAAGG